ATATGGCCGTCATTAAACAGCACGTCGAAAGGTCCATGCATCCTTGATGGAATTCCGTGCTTGTTTGCGGGAACAGGCGTCCAGCCGCCGCCGTGTGTCTCGAAGATACTGGGTGGCGCGGCGTTGTCGTTCGCCGCCTTCATCTTTTCCGCCACGCTGTCGCGCTGCATCCGCTGTTCCACCAGCGTGGCATACCCGATGATATCGTGCCAGTTGTCGATATATGTCGGATCGCCATTCAGCATGCGGGCGATTTTGTCGGCGATGACCGTAAGTGCCTGCTTCTGATCAGGCGCGAGCTTTGCCCATCCTGGCTGCTCTCGCATCGCATCCTGGATGCCCTGCGCGATTTTCGCGTGGTGTTCGAATTCGCCATACCTGGCGCCACGTTCCTGCAATGTCTGCACGATTGTGCTCATGATTTCGCTTGAGGTGAATTGTCATTCGCGACCCCGATGCTGGCGGCTTCCCATGCTTCCAGCTTGTCGATCGGGTATAGCACTTTGCTTCCCAGCTTGACGTACGGCGGTCCTTTGCCCTGAACGCGCCAGTTCGCGAGTGTCCCCGTTGAAATCGCATTTTCCCATCGCTTCGCAACGTCAGCGGCCCTTAGATACTTCATCCCCTGAACCCTATACTGCCCCGGATTTTCGTGAATTACAGATATCGCGTTTAGGAATTTTTGCGCGTCCACATCTCCCCCGTTACGCGCCGACGCCCAGGGTGGCGTTCAGTTCGTCGGCTTGTTTGTTATCGTTCGCCGCTGCGCGCGCCTGGTCGAATGCCTGAGCCGATTGCTTTAGTTCGTCAGGGCAGCCGTTCGGCCCGACGGCCTTCTGTAGCTTCTTAGGCAGCTTCGCCCATGCCGCTTTCAACGCATCCATGCCCTGCTCGCAAACCAGCTGCAGGCTGTCGCGCGCATTCTTCACTTCGTCGTCCACCTGATTGGCGCCATCCACCCAATCACGCAGGCGTTTGCCGTGCTCTGCCGTCAGGTATCCATTCGCTCCTTCGCCAGTCTTGCCGAAAATGCTTTCCAGTTCAGCGGGGCACTTGACGATATCGCGCTCGCGACCACCGCTCCACAGCATCAGCGATGCCGTCAGTTCGAACATGAAATTCTTTTCGCAAATCGGCAGGACGCCTTGCGGTTCGTATTCCGTTTTTCCGTCGCGCTTCACTAGCTTGACCTTCTCACGCGCTCGCATGCACGCGATGACATGCAGCGGGGATTGCAGCATCGAGTTCATGAATTTCTTGTGCTCGCGCTTCGCGTCATTCCAGCGCGGATTCTTCGGCGCTTGTCCATCGCGACCAGGCGCATGCGCGATATCTTCGCATCCGCCGATGCCTTCCCATTCGTGCGATACACTGTCAATCACCAGCACTTCCACGCCGGCATTCACGAACGCCTGGATGCCTTCGACGTATCGAGCCGGAGAAAACGGCGGCGTCAAATCGCCAATCATGAATTTGTGGATCACGCCATCAGCGTCACGCAGTGCGTCGGAGTACAGACGACCACGCCGGTTCTCCGTGCACATGAGGCCGACTTTCTTGCTGTCGTAGTTCGCCATGCCCCATGCAAGCTGCAGCGCAGTGAACGTCTTGCCGCCGCCAGAGATACCGGCCAGTCCGACCACCAGTCGTGCGCCTTCGCGGCTCGCTTCTTCGATTTTGAAAATGCTCACATCCATCCCCAAGTAAACAACGCGGAAACCATTTCCGCATTCAGTTCTGCCCATGATTTCTGCGCGGGCTTGCCGATAGTCATCAGTTCTTCGTACGCCTGGACGCGCTCGCGCAGTTCATCGAGTTCTGCCAGTTCGGCGCCGGCCACCAGGCGCTTCAGCCAACCGAGCATCAAGCGGCGCCGATCAAGTGCGCGTTTTGGTTCATGTGCCACTGAGGCAGCGCGATCATCTGCACGCTGTCGCCGTAGCCAGGCCATTCGCCGCGCAGGTCGCATTCGCTGTAGGTGGCGAGTTCGTTATGATATTTCGCGCGTCCCATTGCCACGCTTTCATCATCGAGCACATACACTGCGACGGCGTACGGCGGCTTCTTTTCGACGACGACGAAAACGAATTGCTTGGCGCTCGCGGGGTAATCTTCGAATTCAGCGGGCAAATCGCCCTGCTCAATCGCAAGCGTCAACGTATCGAGGTAATACGCGTGCTGCATGTCGTAGCCGTAGTTCGCAATCGAGCGCGCAAATCCCTGGGGGCTTGCGTCTTCCGTCGTCTTCAGGTCAACCACGATGCCATCGAAGCGCCAGAAGTCGGGGCGCACGCGGCGAAGCAGACCAGTAACTGGATCGTTCGCATACGCAGAATACTCCGCGACGCCCTTGCATCCAGTGAGCAGCTTGCACGCCGCCGGGTGCGCCATCAGCGCGTCGCGCATGCGGTGCACCTGTTCCCACATTTCCGGCGTCATGATGCTTCGATGGCCGTTCACGCGCTCCCATTCAGCCTTCACGTCGGACCACAGCGTGACGGGCTTGCCGTTGGCGCGAAGGATTTCCGCGAGTTCGTGACGGCTGCCATTGGTGGACAGCACTCCTTCGCGGTGCTTGTTAAGTTCTTCAATGTGCGCCTTCAGTTCGGCACCCTTGCGCGCGTCAAGTTCGGCTGCGTCGCTAATGGTCCAGTTCTTCGACGGCTGCGCGCTCGCCATTTCCTTTTCGGCTTCGATGATGCGCGCCACCTGTTCAGCCTTCGCGCCGCCCGTCGCCAGCTTCGGCAGCCTTGTGGCGTTCAGTTCTTCCACCATGTCGACGAGCACTTGCCGGTCGTCGATTGCTTCCGGCATGTCCTGCTGACGGAACGCCAAGCAGTAGTCTTTGAAGAACAGTTCGGGCTCAAGAACGAGGCCATGAAGTTCGCGGCCGATTCTGAAATGCTTCGCGTCGGGTTTGTTGTCGTTCGCCGCCACCGCGTCGCGCTGCGACTTTAGGTGCATAGGCGTTTTTTCATGCAACACTTTCAGCATCGAATTCGAAACGCCAGGCCCGCAGTGATACACGGCGTTGTCGATATTCGGATAAATCCCCGGCTTCATATGGTCCCCTGCGCAGTGTGGTGGAGTTAGAATCGTACACCATCCGTGAAGATGCGTGAGTGGTATTTGCGCAACGTGATGCGGCGCGATTTGTATCGTGCCACGATGGATATGGGCGACGACGTTCTGCCGCAATCTAGTCATTGTCCATTTTGGACAGTTCGCGTGAAGCCCTGTGAATCATTTGCGCGGCATCTCGCCCGGTGCCGCACACGTCGTGATGCGCAAGCACGAAGGATGAATTGCAGTTACGCGCCAGAATTCCAGCATCCTCCAACGCTTGAAGTCGCCTAACCACACTGGTACGGGGTATTCCGATGTATTCTGCTATCTTTGCTGCCGACATCGGACGCGATTCAAAGTCACCGATTGCAACGGCCATGATGAGTGCGCTTGTCCCAGGCTTGAACTGCACACGTCGATGCTTGCGCATGGTCTGCGCAACGCCGCGCAGTAGATCGAGCGTTAGGCGAAATACCACAACCTTAGTTGCTGCTGTCTCAGAGGTTCGCGCATGCATTTCAACTCCCTCCTTTGCTTTTGACTTCAATTTAGTATGACTATAGCTCTGCGCGATTATCAGAAAGACGTAGTGGCAGAGGTTGGCCAAGCACTGCGCCGCGTGCGCCGCGTCCTGGTCGTGCTGCCGCCTGGCGGCGGTAAAACTGTCATCGCCGCGTTCATCGCGCAGGCGTTTGCCGCTCGCGGGGCGCAAACATTTTTCAACTGCCACCGGCAGGAGTTGCTGAAGCAGACTAGCGGCACGTTCAACGACTGTGCGCTGCCGCATAGCTTCATCGCCGCATGCTATCCGATGTACATCAACGCGAGTGTGCAGGTCTGCAGCGTCGATACGTTGAAAAATAGATTGGCGAAACTTGCTGAGCCGAAGGCCGTTATATGGGACGAGTGCCACCACATCGGCGCGGCCGGCTGGGCGGCAATCATGAAGGCGTGGCCTAATGCATACCACATTGGGCTGACGGGGACGCCTTGGCGCCTGGATGGCACCGGCCTGGGTGGATACTTCGACGAAATGGTGCTGGGTCCGAGCGCGGCCGAACTGATCGGGATGGGCAATCTGGCACCCTACGAAATCTTTGCGCCGAACAAACCCGACATGAAGGGCGTGCGCAAGCAGATGGGCGACTTCGCCAAGGGCGATGCTGAGAACAAGATGCGCGAGCCGAAAATCATCGGCGATATCGTCACGCACTGGAAGCGCAACGCCAGCGGGCTGCTGACGGTCGGGTACGCCGTGAACGTTGCGCACAGCAGATACATGGCCGACCTGTTCAATTCGGCTGGCATCCCATCCGCGCACCTGGATGGCGGAACGGACGACGGCGAGCGAAAACGCGTCATCCAGGCGTACGCGAACGACGAAATCAAAGTGCTCTGGAACGTCGGGCTGTTCGGCGAAGGGTTCGACCTATCGGCGTGGGCAGGCAAGCCCGTCACCATCGACGCGGCCATCCTGGCGAACCCCACCACGTCGCTGTCGAAGTACCTGCAGGAGTCGATGCGCTGCATGCGGCCGAAGGGCGGCCGACCTGGCATCATCAACGACCACGCCGGCAACAGTGGCCGCCACGGCTTCCCGGATGACGAGCGCGATTGGAGCCTGGAGGGGAGCGCGAAGGGGCGCAAGGCGGCGAACGACAACGCGCCCCCGCCGCCAGTCACGTGCGACGGATGTTTCAGGCAGATAAAGCGCCCGCTGCCGGATGAGTGCCCTGGATGCGGAAAGCGCTTGCTCGCCGAAGCCAAGGAAATCGAAGTCGGCGAAGGCGAGCTGGTGAAGATGACGGAAGCCGATAAGGCTCGCATTCGCGCAGACCGCAAGCGCGAAGAAGCCGAATGCAAAACGCTTGACGATTGGGTGAGCCTGGGGCGCAAGCGCAAATACGAATACCCGCTGCAATGGGCTCGCAAGCGGCATGGATTCCGTTCTGTGCGGGCTGGCTAACACTTCGTTACATTTAAATACACTATTCACGTCCGTGTATACCTATGATGCGGGTGTCGTCTGATGCGACGCACAACCAACCACCCGATTAATAGGAGAAATCATGGAAATTCGTATGATGGACGTGACGCCCAGGCTGGCGAACGAAATGCTGCAGAAGAACAATTCGAACCGTCGCGTTCGCCGCGGGCACGTCAAAGCCCTGGCGGCAATGATGCGCGAAGGCAAATTTCAGACGACCCACCAGGGCGTCGCGCTGAACACTGAAGGCGCTGTCGTCGATGGCCAGCATCGTCTGATGGCCGTAGTTGAATCTGGCGTCACCATCACGATGCCAGTCGCGTACGACGTGAACGCGGAGCACTATGGACACCTGATGATTGACGTTGGCCTGGGGCGCACCACGGCCGATATCTACGCCGTAGACCGCTTCGTGTCGCAGCCGTGCACGTTCATCGCGTATATGCACCGCTCCGACCGCCACAAGGCCATTCTGGAACCCTACCTGGAGGCGTTCGGGCCAATCATAGCGGCGATATCGCGCGGTGCGCGACACATGCGGCGCGGTGTCACGTCGTCTCCGTTCGTCGCTGCAGCTGCGATCCGCGTCGCGATGGGCGAAGACCCCGTGCTGGTCAACCAGGTATTTTCTGGCATGGTGCGGCTCGATTACGAGAGCTTGCCGCCAGTTGCAAATGCGTTTCTACGCCAGCTGGCGAACGGTCGCGTGGACATGGCGAACAAGTGGGACCAGTTCACGCGAGGCATGCGCGTGTTCGACGCGGCGGCACGCGACAACACGAAGATTCAGGTGAAGGACCATACTGCCATCATCCAGCCGGCACGCGAGTTCGTGGGCGCCTTCATCGAATCACCTGGGCTCATTCATGCTGTCCATGACAAGCTGAAGCCCTTGTCCGAAGAGAACCTATCACGTCACTAACGACCATAGATTTTCACGATTGGTCACTTCACAAGAATGAATAATAGAATGCGTTCCACCACACACGGGGGAACGCATAATGACAAAAGCAATCTTCGCGCTGTTGGCCCTTCTGGCCATCGCCATCTTCGCCCTAGATAGCAAACAGATTTCAAACCGGACGCGCGTCGCCATCGAGTGGGGCGCGTTCGTCTGTTTCGCGGTCGTCCTGGCGTCGCTTACTTCGTTCGCATGACGTATGCGATTTCATTGCCGATGCAGGCTATGCAACGCGCGACGCGTTCTCTCTCTACACCCGGAAAAGTACGACCGTCGTTCGTATCCGCCATGCCGTGTATGCGGTCGCAAAAACTATCGCATCGACCGCTGGATGACGAACCGCAACACCACTGCGATGCGTTGCGACTGCGCGGCGTATCACTTCCCGCATCGGCGCGGCTCGCTGTACTGCTGGCATCGAGCTGACGGAAGCGACCGATACCCTGGCGACGCGGATTTTTGGGACCGTGGCATGACGCAAGAACAACACGACGAACTGGTGGCCGAACATGCGCGCATTGCCGCTTGAAGGTGGGTACCACGCTGGGCCGCTGTTCGTCATTCAGAAGCAGCGGCCCGCTAAGGCACCTGGCGGAAAGAGGCGCAGCACGTTCCGCAGCCGTCAGGAACGCATCGCGACGCCAGCATGGGCAGACCTTGATGCGATTGAGGCGATGTATGCAGAAGCTCGCCGAATGACACTCATAACGGGCGAACTGCACGTCGTAGACCATATCGTCCCGCTGCGTGGCAAAATCGTCAGCGGGTTTCACTGGCACGGAAACATGCGCGTTATCCACTGGCGCGAAAATGCATCGAAGGGCGCGATGGTTTGGCCCGATATGCCGATGGAACAGCTGGATTTACTCTAACCCACGGGGAACACAATGGCAGCTTCATTCAAACAACTAATCAAAGACGGCACCATCAAGCGCGGCGACCTGCTGCGCGCGCAGCATTCTGATATCCGCGTCGAAGCCGGGTTCAACCTGTCGATGGACGCCGACACGTTCGAAACGCTCGCGCGTGAACTGGCCGATTTCATCCTGGCGGGCGGCGTCATCCCTCCCCTGCTGCTTCGCATTGACGACGAAGGCGCGCTGTTCATCGTGGACGGCCACTTGCGCCATCGAGCGCTGGCGATTGCCATCGAGCGCACGACCGATTTGACGATCATCGAGCGCCTATCCGTCGTGTCGTTTATGCCGTTCACGGGCAACGATGCCGACCGCCTGGACGTGGTTTTCGACAGCCGCAAGGGGCGCCAGCTGACGGACCTGGAGCGCGCCATGGGGTACAAGCGCTATGCGGCGATGGGGCTTAATTCGACGGAGATTGCCGCACGTCGCAAGGTGAGCCGCCCGCACGTCGAATCGTATCTGCTGCTGGCGAACGCGCCCATCGCGCTGCAGAAGCTGGTGCAATCTGGCAGAGTGAAAGTGACGGTCGCGATTGCCGCCATTCGCAAGCATGGCGAGAAAGCAGCCGAAGTGCTTGCTGGTAAGCGCGTGACAGTCAGCGATGTGAACGGCAAGCCGTTGCCGCGCAAGGTGGTCGATGAAGTCGAAGACGCCCTGCGATGGTTCCGCGACGAAGGCATCAGCGCAGAAGCACGTGCTGCCGCCCACGCGGACCCGGATAGCGGCATCGTCGTCCGCGCTGGCTCGCTGCTCGAATTGCTGAAGGCCGCCGCGCTGATACAGGGCGCGCGCGATACGCAGGCGGAACGCGCGCGAGCGAAGGCGGAAGACGCGGCGCAGATGGATATCGAGGGGGCGGCGTGATGGACCGCCTGGTGCTGGACTATCTCACTGGCCGCACGCGCGTCTATCAGTGTCACCCTATGGCATTTCATGAGCACCAGGTTGAATGGGCAGCGCACACCGAACCCGATATAGCGCGCGGGAATGTCTGGATGTCGCTGGATCAGCAGGCGCGAGTTCTGATGGAAAACGTGAAACACCGTGCAGGCTACGCAGCATGAGCGAACACCGCATCCAGAACGAAATCCGAAACGCCCTGGCTGGCGAATGCCTGTTGTTTCGGGCGAACGTCGGGCGCGGATGGACGGGCAGCCAGATGTTCCAGGCCCAGCGCGTGCAGCCCGTCGTGCTGCAGCCTGGTGACGTGGTTATCCGCAATGCCAGGCCGTTCGATACAGGGTTGCCGACAGGGTTCGGGGATACGTTCGGGCTCGCAACGCGCATCATCACTGAGCGCGACCTGGGGACTAAGCTGGGCGTGTATATCGCGGGGGAAATCAAATACGAGCGCGGGCGCGCATCGGAGAAGCAAGCGGCGTATCTGCGCGCCGTCAACGATAACGGCGGCGCTGCAGACGTTTGGCGCTCCGTGGCTGATGCCTTGGCGACTGTCGCTAGGGCCAAAGGAAAGGTATGAAAAACCAAGAAATGACGCCGTGGTTTCCGGCTACGATTAATCCTGTGCGCGTCGGAATCTATGAATGCAGAAGGATTGAGGGCGCTTTTCACATCATAACGCGAAAGCTTCGATGGAATGGTATCGGGTGGGAATACCCCGCGCACAATGAGATTGGTTTGCGCGATGGGCATTTTGCACGGCTGTCCGCTCGCGATGGCGACGTATGGCGCGGGCTCGCGCGCGAACCATCGTGAACGCCGCACAATTCGCAACCCGTCGCGCACGCCTTGTGCGAGAGCATCACGGACATGGACGCAAGTACCAGCGCGCCCTAGCGCATCTGATCCGCGATGCTCGCGCCATCCTGGTGGTGATGAACCGCAAGGTGATTGGCTATCGACTGCTGACGGGTGAAATAGTCTGCATCAAGGAACGATATCGCAGCGAGGATGCGGCCAACGACGCGATGGTGCGCATCCAGGCGAACATCGAGGCGGGCAGGCGCGCGCCGGTTCGTGTGTATGCGTGCCCGCATTGCCACGGTTTCCATTTAACGAGCCAGAAACGAAATGCAGCCGCATGAACTGATGCAGGCGCAGCGAGCGCTGCGCTTGACCTGCGAAGAACTGGCTGAAACTCTGAGCGTGGCAGAATGCACGGTTCGTCAATGGCGATGCGGGAGATATCCAATCGCACACGATGCAGCGGACCGAATCAACGCGCTGTTGTCGATGCCTGAACGCGAGCGCGAGCAACACATTTTCCGTCGCAAGGTGAGATATAGACGCGCCGCGTGAACGCGCGTGAGCTCTGCAGATATTCAAGAATGTGAACGTTCGGTGATACAATCATCGGACACGAAAACCACACGTAGACCATGAACGAACGAACAAAAAAGCTGCGCGAACTGATGGCGGCGCATAAGCTGGACGCGGCAGACGTGGGGACCATGCTGAACCGCAACGCGCAGACGGTTCGCGTGTGGTGCTGCGCCAACGATCAAATCATACCGGCCGATGCGCTGCGTGTGCTGGAATTGACCCTGGCGCAGCGCACGGTGGCTGCGTGAATAAACTTGATTTCGCGGCTATCAATGATGCGCTGAACGCCGAAACGGTCGTTCCGCAATGGCTGCCTGGTGGCGAGCGGCGCGGCGCTGAATACGTTGTGGCGAACCCGACGCGCAACGACCGCAACCCTGGCAGCTTCACCATCAATCTGCTGAAGTGCGTCTGGAAGGATTACGCGACGGGGGACGCGGGCGCTGACCTGGTGAGCCTGTACGCATATCTGTATCACGGTGACGACCAGGGCGCGGCTGCGCACGAGCTGGCGGAAAATCACGGCGTTCGCATTGGCGATCCCGAAGTGCGCCAACGCGCGCACGAAAACAAGGTGGCGCGGCTGGACGAAGCGCGGCCCGAGCCGCAGTTTCCCGTTCCGGTGAGCGCGAGTGAACCGACGTTCCGGCATCCGCGCTGGGGGCTGCCTTCAGCGACGTGGGCGTATCGCGACAAGCACGGCGCGTTGCTGATGTACGTCTGCCGCTTCGATCCCGAGGGCGAGCGTAAGCAGGTCGTGCCGTATTCGTGGTGCAAGCATCCAGACGGGCGCGAGCGCTGGACGTGGCGCGGCATCACGGGCGCATCGAAGCGACCGCTGTACGGCCTGGAACGCCTGTCGGCGATGCCTGATGCTGATGTGATCGTGGTCGAGGGTGAGAAGGCGGCCGACGCCGGCCAGCAGATTTTCGGCGATGCCGCCGTGGTCGTCACGTGGATGGGCGGCGTGGAAACGGCTGACCGTGCACACGTTCGCGCGCTCGATGGTCGGCGCGTGTTCCTGTGGCCGGATTTCGACAGCCTGGGAGATGAAGGCGGCACTTTGCTGCCGCTTCACAAGCAGCCAGGTGTGCGCGCCATGATGGCGATTGCCACCAGTCTGAAGGGTGTAGCGCGCGAAATGCACATAGTGCGGTACGTCCCGCACGGAGATTTTGAGCACGGCTGGGACCTCGCCGACGCGCAAGCATGTGGCTGGGACATGGCGCGCGTTATGCAATACATGGGCGACAACACGGGCGATCCCTGGCAAGTCGCGAGCGGACGCCCTGCCCCCGCGCCTACGCCCGCGAACGATAACGCGCCTGCCGCGAATGTGCCGCTGGATGCCGCTGTGAACCCGTTCGGCTTCCCGCACTTGTCGGACAAGGGGCAGCCGATTAATACGGTAGAGAACCTTGAATATCTCACCGGAGAATACGGCATCCGCGCGCGCTATAACGAAGTGCGCAAGCAAGTCGAATTGACCATCCCTGGCCGGGTCGGGCGCACGCTCGATAACCGCGCGAACGTGGCGCTGGCAGAACTGACAAGCATTTGTGCCCGTAATCGCATGCCGCAGTCGATGCTGGCGGACTACGTGAAAGTGCTCGCCGATCGCAACGCCTACAATCCTGTTTGCGACTGGATCAAGTCTAAGTCATGGGATGGCGTCACGCGTGTGCAGCAGCTGCTTGACACCGTGCGCGTGAGCGGCGACGCGACGCTTAAGAACAAGCTGGTATATCGCTGGCTGCTGTCGGCTGTCGCGTCATTGTTCAAGCCGTTCGGCTTCACGTCGCACGGCGTCCTGGTGTTCACGGGCGAGCAAGGCCAGGGGAAAACCAGCTGGGTAAAGGCGCTGGTGCCGCAAGAAATGGGCGTCGTGCTCGAAGGCGCGACGCTTGACCCGAACAACAAAGATACCGTCGTGAACGCGGTATCGCACTGGCTTGTCGAGCTGGGCGAGCTGGACGCGACGTTTCGCAAGTCAGATATCGCGCGCCTGAAATCGTTCGTCACGCAAGCGGTCGACAAGCTGCGCAGGCCATACGATCGCATCGAGTCGGAATATCAGCGGCGAACTGTGTTTTTCGCATCCGTCAATGAAGGCCGCTATCTGGTGGACGACACCGGGAATCGTCGCTGGTGGACGGTTCCTGTATCTGCAATCGATTATCGCCATGGTATCGACATGCAGCAGGTTTGGGCCGAATTGCTGACGCACTTCGAACGTGGCGAACAGCATTGGCTCACGGATGACGAACAGAGAGCGCTAAACGCGCTGAACGCTGACCACGAAGCCGTGGACCCCGTGGAAGAAATGATTTCCGCGCAATTCGACTGGAATTCGCTGGGCGGCATTGGACATCGCGATATGACGGCCAGCGAAGTGCTGCAGACTATCGGATATGACAAGCCGAACAAGGCGCAAGCGACGCATGCCAGCAAGGTGTTGAAGAAGCTAACCGGCAAGGACCCGCGCAAGTCGGGCAGCCGGCGCGTGTTCAACGTGCCTCCGCGCATGGATGAACGGCGACGCAGCAGTGACGATGAAAGGCCGTTCTGATGGCGCGGCCGAACGAACGCATGGTGCAGCTTCTGGATGGGTCGATGGTTTCGAACTATTCGGAAGAACATCGCAACGAATGTGAGGCCCGCGCCATCCTCAACATGCCGAGCAAAGGCATGCGCCAGGATTACCTATGGGGCGCCCTGGACGAACGCGGAAAACCGCGTGGCGGCGTGCTGCAGATACGCGGCGAAGCCGAAGTGCGCAGGCTGGAAGCGACCATTCTGGCGCTATGGGAGAAGCGGAAGCAATCGCAGTCTGCTGCGTGATAGTGAAAATCAAATATTCATGCGCGTGAATGCGGCGCAGAATGCTTCACATCGACAACGCAATCACGAAGGGGATGATGATGCACACGATTGAAATCTTTGAATCGGCTGACGGGGTATTCGAGGTGCTGATTAACGGGGTGGGCTACGCGATCCACCGTGGCCTTGATGCCGAAGGTGCGCAAAAGCGTGCGGCGGAAATCAAAGCGTCGTTCAAGCGTCAGGGTCAGCGTTCTCGCATCAGCGTTCTCACTGCCTAACCGCGCCCGCTTCTAGGAGAACGACATGAAACTGTACTTCGTCACATCGCGAAACGGCCACACATACAAAGTGCTGGCGCGCGGTATCGACGACGCTGCGTGGACGTGTGCGCACCAGCTTGACCACGGCGACGCAGTGATTCGCGTCGAGCTTTTCTGACTAACTGCGCCCGCTTCGGCGGGCATCAATCACGCATACAACATCATGAGCCGATTCGCATCCGACCTGCTGGACCTGTTGGCAATGCCTCGCAACCCCGATGGGAAGCTTGGCGGTTTGATCGAAATTCTGTTGCGCGAATACGCATTGAACATCATCGCGCCGGGGTGCGCGAACATTAACGGGGGTTTGTGATGAAACTCATTGCACTGGCGGCGGCGATGGTCATGGCGACCACGGCGCATGCTGAATCGTTCTTCCAGGTCGAAGCTGGGCTGGGCGCCGCTTACGGGCAAACGCTGAATGACGGCGTTTGGTATCAGCAGGGCAATACGTCAAGCCAGCTTCACAATAAAACGCCCGCGTACATGGTAGGCATCACAGGCGAGTCGTACCGAGACGCGCGCACGTCGGCTCGATACCATTTCGACTACGTATATTTCGGCTCTCAGTCAGCATCATGCATGTGCGTTCCTGATGATGCGTACGACCCGAAAGCGCACGTCATCACCGATCAGAGCGCGCCACGCACTGCATTTTCTGGCGGCGGGCATGTTCAGGGCATCGCAGCAACGCTCGATGTTGGCTATGATTTCGGTTCATGGCGCGTCGGCGTCGAGGGCGGACCATGGGTGTTTTGGGAAACGTGGCACCAGACGGCTGAAATTTCTGGTTTGTCGGTTGACGCGTCGCACCGGACCGTTCCGCAGCTGTCGTGGGTTGCCGGCGCCAACGTATCGCGTGGGAATTTCACGCTGTCATATCGATACTACAACCTTCCGCAGCGCTGGAATCCGAACCCAGCATTGCTTCGCGCAGCACACGTTTTGATGATGACGTACCACTATTAGCGAGGCGCATCATGCACGAATTTCGCGTGTACATCGGATGCAAGTATCTTGGCACTGTGCGTGCCGACAACTTCACCCAGGCGGTTGACCGCGCCAGGGTCAAGTACCGATGCGGTGCGTATGCGCGGGTTCGTGTTTCGAGAGTGGATGAGATTTAACACCGCTGCCAGGGCGGACGCCTGGCGCACGACAAGGAAAGGACATGGAAACGAAATTCAAGGTAGGGCAGGTTTGGAAAACGCGCGACGGGGAATTGCGGAAGATTGAGCAAACCGGCAGCGGCGATTATTCGATATATTCTGCCAGTGTTTGCGGCTCAGGAGGTTGGCTTAGCCATGCACTCGATGGCGGCTACTTCGTTGAAAAAGTCGAGAACGGTAACGACCTGATTGAAATGGTGATGGATGCTGACGGCATGCCGACATCACCTGAAGCCGCATCAGCGCAAATCGAGCCTACCGTATTCGACGCAACGCGCACCGAGTTCATCGAACGCATGGTGCACGACATGTTTTTCAAGGCGCTCACAAACGACCGCATCGTATCTACGGCAATCGAGGACGCGACGACCGTCATTCGAGAGGCCATCAAACTGCGCGACGAACTGGTCCGAGGCGAAAATGAGTAACAAGCTTCGTGAAGTGGAATCCGCGCTGATCGAAGCGCTGAAAAATGGGTCAGAGGAAGCCACGCGCGACGGCGCACGCAAGGCGCTGTTCCAGCTGCAGGCGCTGATGGCGTCGCTTGGCAATGCAACGTGCGCATTCGATAATTGGTTTCAGATCGAGTACGGCGACATTCAGAGTCAGTGCGCCGCAGGCACTGCCACGTCGGATCAATACGACTATCGCGTGTCGCTTGGTGAGGGATGGCGGGCGGCGTGGGGATGGCTGACGGATGGATATACCGCGCGGAATGTCGAACTGGCGCTCGCGAATCCCGCTCTGAACAAGCAGCCAGTTCGCGGCCCAACAGAATTCATGACGCCAGACCATCCTGATTTCATAGGGACTCAGCTTAAGGCGGCGCAGGAGATATTTTCTCGCGCCGCCCGACAGCCGCCGCAAGCCGGGGCGAGTGTGCGAGTCGGGACGGCGGAAATCTCGGGCGGTCGAGTGCGCTCTTACACCTTCGAGCAAACCGATATGCCGGACGGCAAATACTGGCTTTATCCGGCCCCCGCTGCGCCGCAAGCCGGGGCAGCGCTCACATACGCCGAGGAAAGCGCATTGCGCGCATTCGCGACACGGATCGAAGAAGCAAACGAGAAGCCCATTGCGGTCGCCTTGAAAGCTGCGGAGTTGATCCGCAAGGCTATCGCCGCCCCCGCACCGGCCGAACCGAAGGGGGAGCAGCAGGCCGACCACGAAGCCAAGGGCACCATCGATCACCTTGATTTAGACAATCATCGACTGCGCCGTGCAATGCAGAAGATCATGGCTCGTCTTGCTGAATTGCTCGACGAAGATCAATTCGCAAACATCGAAAGCATCGTGAAGGGAGTCGGCGTTGAACCGCCCGAGCAGCCCGCGGCACGTAACGGCGAAGACGGCTACGTTTGTCCAGCAGGAAAAGCGCAGGCACAGGCAGAGCAGCACCGGGCGTTGAGCGATGAGCCGCGGCCAAGTCTCA